CGGCTGCACCAGCGAGGAAACCTGCGCGGCGAGCTCCCGGCCAAGGGTGTCGATGTCACGCATTCAGGAGCTCCCGAAGGTTGGTCGAGAACGCAGCCACCAGCGCCTTGTCGTCGGGCTCGTCGGCCTCATCGACGTTGGGGTCGTCGGGCTCATCGTCAGGCGGTGGCGGGACCGTTGGCGGATCCAGCGGCAATGTCCCGGCTGGCGCTGTCTCGCGCGCGGCGAGGGCGGCGAGCGTGTAGTTTTGCTGTTGCGCAATCGGGCTCTCGCCGCCCTTGACCGGCGGAAGGTCGAGGCGTCTGCGCGCTTCGTTCGGCGAGAGGATCGCACCGCCGACGCCCGCCGCCAGCGTCGCCATCAGCGTCGTGCTGTCCATCCGCAGGAGGTTGTCGACGTCGAACTCGGTGCCTTGGCCGGGCGCGCACTCCAGCCCTTCGTCGAGGCAGATTTCGGCGGCCTCGATCAGCGACTGGAGGCACTGCGCGTAATACTCGATGTTGAGCGCTTGGATGTTCCGGTAGTTCGGCATATCGCCGAGCCCGATCTTGTAGGGCGGCACGTGGAACACCGAACAGACGACATCGCCGGTCCATTTCAGTTGGTCGATAAGCTGGCTCTCGGTCGCGGTGAGCGCCATGCGCTCGTATTTCAGCCCGTCGCCGAGCACCGCCACGCGACCGGCGTTGGCTCCTTGGAAGTTGGTTTCCCACGTGTTCTTGATCCGCAGCGCGGTCGCGTCTGAGATCGCGGCGGGGGCGGTCAGGATGCCGCCGGGCTGCGAGGCGTTCTGAAAGAACTTGGCCGACCCGCTCTGGATCGCGATCCCCTGCATCGCGGCATAGGCCGCAGCCCAAAGCGGCGAGGTTCCGACCAGCGGGTGATAGAGGCAATTCATCCGGTCGTGGATGATCTCGCGCGCCGGAACGATGACGATTTCGCCGTACGGGATGCCGTTCAGATAGTCGCCGCTAAGCTGGTAGAACACCGAGCCGTCTGGCGCGAGGAGCGGCAGGGTCCGGTCGGGATTGAGCACGTAAAGCCCGATCACGACGTTGCGGTTATCGCGCACCTTGAGCGCGTAGGTGTTGCCGCGCGAGAGCTTCGACAGCATCCAGCTTTCCCAGAACTGGATGCGCGTCTGAAAGCGGTTCGGCTTGCGCAGGACCGGCGAATAGGCCGGGTTGGTGGTTTCCTCCCAAATGTCGTCGTCGTCTTGCTCGACGAACTTGACGCGCAGTTTGGCGATGTCGGCCGCGATGAGCGTGATGCAGGCATAGACGGCGAAGTAGGAGAGCAAGGTGGTGCGGTCGGCGACGACGTTCTGTTGCCACGCGCCAGTGAAGCTCTCGAATATCTTCATCCAGCCGCCCGAGCCGAGCGACCCGCCCAAGCCGGGGCCGGAGCCGGGGCCTATCGGGAACTCGCCGCCGCCGCTCATTTGTGCGACGGCGGGAGGTCGAGCTCGCGACAGGAACGCAGGTAAGCGCACCCGCTACCGGCCCTTACGTCCGGATGGCGGGTTGCCCTTCGGCGTGGGCTTCTGAACGTCGCTTGTGGTCGCTGCGCCGACTCCGTGCGGATCCGCTGCGGGCTGCTGCTGCGGCTGCTGATGCGGCTCGGGCTGCGGTTGCTGGTGCGGCTCGGGCTGCTGCTGCGGCTGCTGATGCGGCTCGGGCTGCTGATGCGGCTGCGGATCCTTGTGCGGCTCGTTCGGCTGCGCGCCTTCGGTCGGGAGATCGCCGTGCGCCATATCGCCGGGCGGGTGCGGTGAGCCCGCCGCCTTCTTGGCCTTCGCCTTCCCACCGAGCGGGTCGAAATGATCGGCGATGCGCTGATAGCGCGGGATCTTGCGCATCCGGTCGACCAGCATCCGGTCGCGCGAGCTCAGCTTCCGGGTCTGGTAGATTTCTTGAGACATCATCTGAGGTGCTCCTTGGGGTTTGAGGCGAACCGCTCGGCGTGTCCGGGGGGTGGAGGGAAAACGCCGAGCGGATGACAACCGAGCCGCTATGGGCCGGGTTCGCCCCAATGCACGCCGGTCAGCATGACGGCGGCATTCGTTCTGGCCTTCGTCCAGTTGATCGTGCGCTCGGCCAAGATCGCGACGCTGTTGGTCTGGAACATGCTGACCATTGCCGTCGCTGGCGGGGTCGGAGCGCCCGCATCGGCGATGGGATTGTCGAGCATTTCGAGCGACGCTTCCTGAGACATCGCGACCGAGAAGCCACCCTCGTCGGCGAGATAGATCAACGGCGCATTCGCCAAGACCACCGTGTTCATCGGCACATAGTCCGAGGAGATCACCGGGAAGCCTTGGAAGTTGCCGCCGAACACCGAGATTCCGGGGAATTCCGGCTGACCGAGCAGGTTGACCATCAACCCGAGATTCAGCGCCTGCTGGGTGTTCATGATCCAGACGCCGCCGAGCAACGGGTTGTTGCCGACCTTGTAGGCCGCATAGATCGCGCCCACGTCCTGACGCACTTCGTCAGAGGTGTTGCCGACTGACGGGATCCCAGCCACGCCGTTGGTGATCGAAGCAGGCGAGACGCCCGCAACCGCCGCCTTCGCAGGGTCGATAAAGTCGGTGTCGAGACGTTCGCGCAGCGCGGCGACCAGACCGTTGCGGATCAACACATCGGCGGACGGCGAACTGTCGCGGATGAGCTCCATTGTGGCGACCGCGATATTGGCGACCTTGAGCTCGGTTAGCTGCGTACGCGTGAAGTCGAACTTGGTCAGCGGCTTGGCCTTGCCCTCGCCAACCCAGAAGCCAGCACCGCCGCTGGTCTGCGCGCCGAGGGGCGTGCGGAACGGCACCATCTGGAGGTTCGGGACGTCGCCGACGCCGAACTTTCCGAGGATGGTCTGCGGACGCAGGAATTCGAGGAACGCAGCGAACGCCAGACCCGCCGGGCCGACCAGTGCGCCAGCCCACGTCGGGTTGGTCACCGTGCCTGCACCGACCGCAGCACGCACCATTTCCGGCAAGACGCCGTCGTTCGGATACTGCTGGTTGGCGATCTCCAGCGGCGAAATGATGCCGCCAGCCGTGCGCGCCAGCACCATGCACTTGGCAAGGCGTGCGACACGGATAGACGGCTCGACCGTCTCGATGGAGCGCACGATGGGCTGCGGCTCGGAACGGAAGTCGGTCGGCGGGAGGATCCGCCCGACGTCGCCCGGCTGAGCGCGCGTGACCGGGATCGCCTGACGCGCTTGGCCGGTTTCGAGCACGCGCAGCCGGTCAATCTGCGCCTCGGCGGATTTCACCTCGGCGTGCAGGCTGTCGAACTCCTCGATCTCGGCGGGATCGAACGTCTCGCCGCGCTTGTCGCGCGCGTCGTCGAGCTCCTCCATCCGGCGGCGCTTGAGGGAGATCGCCGATTGGAAGTCCTCAATTTTTTCGGAAAAGGTTCGCATGGTCGCGCCCTTTGTCTGGGGTTTCAGGGGAGCGCCCGCGACGCCGGGCTTGGTCAACTTGACGACGGGGAGGCCAGACGCGGCCAAGGCTCCGACGTCGAAGGATTTGATGTTGGTGATGGTGGCTTCGGCGTTGGCCGGAACGCTCACCGTCGAGAGCTCCATGATCTCGATTCCGGTGAACTTGAGCCCGCCTGTGTTGCCGAGGTTCTCGACGCCGTCTTGCAGCACGCGAAAACCGATGCTGACGGCGCGCACCAGACCGGCCTTGATCTCGCCCCAAGCCGTGTCGACGCGGTCTTTCAGGGTGCCGGGCTCGGCGATCTTCGGGATGGTCGCGCTGAACTCGATGCCTTCCGGCGTCGCGCGCTTGAGTTTCACCGTGCCGATGGGGAGCGTGCTGTCGTGCTGGTGCAGGAGCGCCAGCGGGTTTTTGAACTTCGCGCCCATCGGGTCGATGACGTCGCCGAGCCGATCCGGCGCGGGCGTGGTCGCCCAACCCTCGAAGACACGTTGATCCTCGCCGTCGCTCACCGAGCGCACGGTCATCATCGCATAAGCCCGCTTGAGCATCGCGTGGGCCTCCTACTGGGGGTGTGGCTGCTAGTGCAGAGCGACGTGGCGGCGATCAGTCGGCGCAGGCCGGAAGTCGTCGAAATAGAAGACAAACCGCCCCGACAGCGGAAGGCCGATACGGTCTGCCGGATCGCGCACCAGCACATCGGCGCGAATGAGCCAAAGCTCCCCGCCGCCGTGGTCAGGATCAGGAACCCAGACATCCCCGTTCTGGTCGGTCATGATTGCGCCGCCGGGATCACCGCTGCCGGGCGGCTGGTCACGCCATCCAAGGCGCTCATACACGCGCTCTTTCAGGCCGGGATGACGCCGCCAATAAGCCTCGACCAAGTCGGACATCGACCGAGCTCCATCAGACAAACATGATCTTGTATTCAGGCTCGGCCTCGTCCGGCTCGCGCTCGCGATCCTTGAGCCCGAGCGCCATCGCCAGAGCGACCGCGCCGTCGATGCGGAACCGCGCCTTCGACTTATCGAGCTTGCGACCGCCAGCCGGGTCGGTGATCGCAATCGCGTTGCCCATGTTCCACGTCAGGATCGGGTTGCCGTCGTGGATGAGCTCGCCGTGCAGGATCGCGGTTTCCAGCGCGTCGACCGCCGGGCTCATGTCCTTGAAGCCTTGGCCCCACGGCACCAGCCGCAGCCCGTCGTCGCTGTCGTCGCCGTCCTTGTGCGCCTGCAAGCCGACGCCATCGAATTCGCGCAGCAGGTTCTGGATGCCCCAACGGTCGTAAGCCAGACCGACCACGTCGTAGGTGTCGCAGAGCTCGGCGATCTTCGCCGCCACCGCGCGCGGGTGAATGGATCGCCCGGCGATGGCGGTCAGGATCCCGCGCGCCTCCCACTCGACGTAAGGCACCCGGTCGCGGCGTTCGTGATCCTCCAGATAGTCGAGCGGCTTCCAGAACCACGACGCGACCCGGCTGTGGTTCTCGACCGAGCACGCGACCAGCGCGCAGAGGTCGATTTTCGCCGACAGGTCGAGCGCCAGATAAACCTTCTCGCCGTCGACCAGCGCCGCGTCGCCCTTGCAGGCCATCCAGTCGCGGCGGGTGATCAGCACCGACTGCGGGTTGACCCGCTGATTCAGGTACAGGTTCCGAACCTTCGGCTCCTCGGCGGGCAGGCGCTTGGCCTTCGCCATCGCCGTCGCGAGCTCATCGAACGACCGGAAGTCGCCGAGCGCCGGATTCGCCGCATACCACGCGGCCTCGTCCATCAGGTCGCAGTCTTCCGGCGCGGCGTACAGGTGACAGACCGTCGTCGGATCCGCGCCGCTGAGCCCGTCGTCGATGAGCTTCGACAAGATGTGTTCCGGATCGTTGCTCTGCGTACTGATCGCCAGAAACAGCGGCTCGGCGCGTGCGCCCATCGACGTGTCGAGCACGTCATACAGGTCGCGGTTCCGCGCCTGCGCGAGCTCATCGAAGATCACGAAAGTCGGGTTGAGCCCGTGCTTGGTGCCGACCTCGGCGCTCAGCGCGCGATAAAAGCTCCCGTTGCCGTAGCAGACGATGGTCTTGGTCGACGGCACCGGGCGCAGCCGAGCGAGGAGCTCGGGCTCGGCCTCGACCATCTGACGCGCCATCTTGAAGACCTGCGCGGCCTGCTCGCGGTCGTTCGCCGCGCTGTAAATCTCGCCGTTGCGCTCGGCTTCCGGGCCGACGAGATGAACCAGCACCAGCGCCGCCGCGAGCAAGGTCTTCCCGTTCTTTCGGCCTAACGAGAAGACGGCGCGGCGCACCAATCGCGCCCCGTCGACATACTGCGGTGCGTAGACGTCGAAGATGAATTGCCGCTGCCAGTCGCGCAGACGGACATACTCGCCGACACCCTGACCGGAGGGGACCGTCAGCCTTTCGATGAACGCGCAGACCCTTTCCGCGCGTTGGTGGTTACCAGTTGAAGCTGAGCGCCGCCGAACAGCCCGTCGAACTTTCCCGCCTCGCTTTGCTCGCCCAGCGACAGGCGGGTTCTGGCGCTCGGCGACATCCCCAGCCGGTCGGCGGCGCGCAGGATGATCTCGCTCTCCTTCGCCGCGACCAGCAGACTCGGGTGGGCGATTTTCTGCCCCGTCGAGCCGCTCGACGTCATGCCCTCGCGCGCGATCTGCGCGATGGCGTTTCGGAACAGAACCCATGCGATGCAATAGACCGCGAT